CTGAAAGAAGGCTTAAAAAAGTTAGATCAGTTTGTAATTACGACTGAAAGACCAGGGAAAAACAGCTCGTTACCCTCGGCTGTTGGACGAGTACCCCTTACCCTACAAAAGGGTTCGGGGGAAAAGACTCAATTGAAGGTAGCATAACATGGACAGCAAATGGCAACGCTTAACGACTATCTCAGCCAAGTTGAAAATTTGCTCCATGACGTTAACAATGTTTTCTGGACGCAAAATCAGTTAACAACCTACATTAACGAGGCGAGAGAGCGCACGGTCAGAGACACAGGTTGTCTGCGTAATCTCCAGACTACAACAGCTCCCATGGCTTATAACTCTACTGCCCTAACGGGTGTCTCCCCTACCGCATGGGCTGGAAACACCGCAGTCACAGCTGGTCAGTACGTCTTCTCCAACATCTTCAACTACGTCTACACCCAAAGTGGGACATCTGGCAGCTCTGCTCCAGCCTACCCTTCTGGCTCTAGTCCTTTCCCACCATCTACGCCATTTGCAGACGGCACTGCCCAGCTGCAATATGTAAGCAATTGCGAAATTATCCCGTTCAATGCCCTTCCCCAGGGTATCAATGTCTATGATGTTGTCAACATTAACCTTTATTGGGGCAATAGTAGGATTCCTCTGCGTTATCTGCCTTGGTCCAACTTCACTGCCCAACTGCGATACTGGCAGAATTATGTGGGTAGACCCATCTGTTTCAGTATGTATGGACAACAGGCGATCTACATTGCCCCCATTCCCGATCAGTCTTACTTCATTGAAGTAGATACCAACATATTGCCCACAGCTCTGTCACTTAATAATCCTAACGTGACAGATAGCATTATTGACCCGTGGAATACCTCTGTTCAGTATTACGCAGCTTACAAGGCCAAGTTCTACGAACAGTCTTACGGTGAAGCTGAAATTTTCAAGCAAGAGTACAACAAACACATATTGAACGTACTCAATAGCACGTTTACCAGAAGGATTCCTGATCCATACAGTAGTGGAGGGTAAGCATGGCCTCCGCAGAACAGAAGAAGTCCTACCAGGTAATCAAGGCTTTCAAGGGTCTCAACACCAAGGCCAACCGCACGGCTATCGACAAGGATGAGTTCTCCTGGTTAGAGAACGCCATGCCTGTGGGGTCTGGCAATATGCGGATTATTCCCACCAGTAGCAACGTGACCAACGGTGCAAATGCGGTGGTGTTTACCAGCAATGTCACTTACCTGACCTCTGCCAACATCAATGATGATTATGTGGTGGCTGCACAGTCAGACGGCTCTCTACAAGCATTTGACCTAACTTCTAACAACTTTGTGACTATTGCCAGCACTGGCACTCTTTCAAACAATAGTGTGTCCTCTGGTCAATACCAGAATACTGACCTGTTTATAGGTGACCCCAACAAGGGTTTGTTTGACTGGAACGGGGTTAGCCTAATTCCTGTGGGTTCTGTGGGCAGTATTGCCATTACAAACCCAGGCATTAACTACACTTCTGCCCCTAACGTGGTTATTTCTACGCCCAACAACGCCAACGGTGTACGGGCTACTGCGGTGGCCTCAATAACTACTGGTTCTGGTGGGGTGCAGAGCATACAAGTAATTTCTGGGGGTAACAGTTATACATCTGTGCCCACGGTGACGATTGCAACCCCAGATGTACAGGGTGGCAGCACGGCAACGGCCTCTGCGGTGATACAAGGTGGTAATGTAGTTGCTATTTCTGTGGTAACACCAGGTTCAGGTTATCTCACGCCCCCCGCTGTGAGCATTACTGGGGGCGGTGGGTCTAGTGCAACTGCAAATGCAGCACTTTCCACGGGTATTGTGAACTCTATAAGCCTAACAAACGGGGGTAGCGGGTACACGTCTCAGCCTAGTGTCACTATTTCTGGCGGTGGCGGGTCAAATGCCAATGCTATTTGCCAGCTCGTCTCGTTTGCCACAGGCGTGGTGTCCATCCAGGTCACCAACGGGGGCACAGGCTACGGTCAATATGGCAACCTGGCAGTGACCATCACGGGTGGCGGGGGTACAAATGCGAATGCTACTGCGGTTATTTCTGGAAACGTGGTTAGCCAGGTCATTATGAACAACCCAGGCACTGGGTATACGACTGCACCCACGGTGGCTGTTTCTGGTGGTACTGGCACGGGTGCAAACCTTGTTGCAACTGTTCAGTTAAACCCCATAGTGGACATTGCCACCTTTTCCAACCGTGTTTGGTTGGCACAGGGGCGCACGGTGTACGCCAGTGCGTCTACAAGCCCCACAGATTTCACTTCTGTATCTGCTGTAGCGTTCAACATCCAAGACAGTACCTTGCACGGCAACATTCAGGGACTCTTGTCTGCCAACAACTTTTTGTATGTTTTCGGGGATGATAGCATCAACGTGTTTTCGGACTTGCAAGTGACCTCCACAGGGGCTACGGTGTTCACAAACACCAATGTGAGTGCGTCTATTGGTACTTCCAGAATATACGCCATTTTTCCCTATTTCAGGTCAGTCCTGTTCATGAACGACTATGGTATTTATGCCCTGGTCGGTTCAACAACTACCAAGATTTCAGACCCTCTAGACGGTATTTTCCCCTATATTGACTTCAGCAAGCCCGTGACAGCTGGTCAAACGCTGCTCAACAACATCTTGTGTGCGGTGTTTAATTTTTATGTGAACAGCTCCTTTCCGTTTGGTCCGTCAGGATCACGGTACATACAGTGCATTTTCTTTGAGAAGAAGTGGTTTGTGTCTAGCCAGGGCAATATTCAGTATGTGACCTCTGTGCCATTTGGCGGTAAGGTAAGACTGTACGGAACTGATACTAATAAAGTATTAAAGCAACTTTATAGTGACACAACAAGCAATGTAAGCAGTTATATACAGACTGCTTTAAATGAGATGGGTGACCCCATCAGAACCAAACAGGCGCTTAAATTTGCGGTGGAGGCTACCATTAGTCAAGGTGGCACTTTAAACGTCACTGTGGACTCAGAAACAGGCTCTAGCCCATCATATACGCTCACAAACCAAGTTAATTGGATTAACACCTCAAGTTTGGTGGTTGGTTGGACAAATAACGCATCTGCTACGATAATTTGGGTTGACACAAATGGATACTATTTGTACAAATCAGATGCAGAGCAGTATGGTAAGTATTTAGGTTTAACGCAAACCAGTAATTCTGCTGGGTTTATTGTGAACACGTTTGAGTTTGAACATGAATTAAGAGTGAGGTTCTAACATGGCATTACCAATTACAGTCCCCTACACGTTTGGATCGGCTACAACGGCTATTCCATTGTCTAACCTTGACAGTGATTTCAGCACAATTACAAATGCTGTGAACGGCATTGGTAACGGTTCTGTGGCTCTTGCCAACGTACAAATTACTGGTGGAACAATTCCTAGTGCAAACGTCACAGGACTTGGGACAATGGCAACCCAGAATGCTAGCAACGTCACCATTACTGGTGGAACTATCAACACTGTTGCCCACACAAGTGGCACGTTTGCGAATGCCAGTATTACTAGCCTGGCAACTACATTTCCTAACAATTATCTATCCAACAGCAGCGTTACTATTGGAAATACAGCTGTTGCATTAGGTTCTACCGTCACTTCTTTTGGTAACGTCACACTAACAAATGCAACTATCAGCTCTGTTAGTGCTGTACTTACACCAGCCCAAGGTGGTACAGGAGTTAACAACGGCTCTAATACCATTACTATTGCTGGTAATGTTACGCACTCTGGTGCATTTACACAGACATTTACAGCTACTGGAAATACAAGTGTGACATTGCCTACAAGTGGCACATTGCAAACCACAACAGGATCATTGGCAAGCAACACAGGTTTGCCAATATCAACAGGATTAAGTGGACTAACAACGAATGGCGTGGCCTACGCTACAAGTTCCACTGTTTTGGCTACTGGTTCTGCGCTGACTTTTGATGGGACTAATTTTTCTGTTACAAATGGTTTAATTACAGCATCTAAGGGCTCATCTAATGGTTTAACTATTGGTGATGTTTCAACTAATAGCAATTCTCAGTTAAGACTGCAAGGAACAAGTGCAGGTTACAACTTTCTTTTAGCAAACAATTTTAATGTTGCTGGATTAGAAATAACACCATCTACTGCAACAGGCGGAACAACTTACTCAAATCCTGTTTATTCAGTTACTGGCGCAGGGTTACATAAATGGTATAACGGTTCAACCCAAGCAATGACACTAGATGCTAGTGGTAACTTGTTGGTGGGGGCGACAGCACAATTAAATTCTGAAAAACAATATGTGTACCAATCTGCCAATGGAATTGGCATTCAAATAAACTGTGTTAATTCAGCGCAAAATGATTATTTATTTAGAATGCGTGCCGCAAGGAACACTACAAATGGAAGTTTTAACGCAATTGGCTATTACAACGATGGAGCTGGAGCATATAAGTTTGTAGTTGCAGATTCTGGTAATGTTACAAATACCAATAACAGTTATGGTGCTATTTCAGATGTCAAATTAAAAGAAAACATTGTTGATGCAACACCTAAACTTGCTGATTTACTTAAAGTACAGGTTCGTAATTACACTCTCAAATCAAATCCAACACATAAGCAGTTAGGCGTTGTTGCTCAAGAGCTAGAACAAGTTTTTCCATCGATGGTTGAAGAATTATCGGATAGAGATTTTGATAACAATGATCTTGGAACAACAACAAAACAAGTGAAATATAGCGTTTTTGTCCCCATGCTTATTAAAGCAATCCAAGAACTCAACACCCTTATTACCGCACAAGCCGCAGAAATCACAGCACTTAAAGCAAAGGTAGGTATTTAAATGTCTATGACTTATACATGGATCGTGGAAGCAATGGATTGCTATCCCACATATGAATCACAAACAGACGTAGTATTTACAGTTCATTGGCGAGCCAACGCAACAGATGGGACACATAATGCAACCATCTATTCAACCCAAGGCTTGACCTATGTTGCTGGTTCAGCATACACGCCTTACGCACAACTCACACAAGACCAAGTGCTAGGGTGGATTTGGACTTCAGGCGTTGACCAGACTGCAACACAGACCGCATTAGACACCATGATTGCAAACCAGATTAACCCGCCTGTAATTTCACCCGCATTACCTTGGAGTGCCTAATGTCAGTATCAGCACCATTTAGCCCATCTGGTAACACAGTAGTCATTACTGCCGCTACAACTGCACCAGCTCCTGTACAAGTACCGTCTACAACATTGGGCGGTAACCAGTACAGGATCATTAACTCTGGTTCTCAAGTAGTTATTTTGGGGTTTGGTGCTAACTCTGCACAGGCTGCAGCTGGTGGTGTCATACCTACTAGCAC